AAGAAGATAATCGATGAATATGGTAACGATAATTATATCGCTGTTTTAAATTTTATCGATTCTGAAATAGTTGAACAAGAAGAAAGTTATGAAGTTGAAATTGAATTAATTCATAAAAATAAGCTTGATAAACACGATATTAAAAACTTTCTTTTAGAGTTTATACCTAATTTTTATGCAAATATGATGAAAGATGCATATGAAATTCCAGTATATACCACATTAACCGAAGAGGAAGATATAAAAGAAATTTATTCTTTATTAATTCGAAAAATAATTGAAGAAAAATTAAAATATAAAATAAAAGTTTTGGATGAAGTAGATGATTATAGACGTTTAAGAGAATCATCTTTACAAAGCAAAGAAGACAAAGAATTATTAACAAATCTTCTCGACAAGTATACAAGTAAATATGATTATTTTAATTTAATAAAAGATAATACAACATCTGTCGATATAATTAGAAGTTATATTAATGCACAATTGAACGATATTCAAAATAAATCATATAATGATGAGTTTATAGGTCCAAACGTTGTAAGTATTACTATGGATGATGTTAGACCAGAAAATCCAAATTCAATCCAATATGACTATACAGTTACAGAAAAAGCTGATGGTTTAGGTATGCTTTTATTTAAAGTTGGTTTATCACATATTCCATATAATGATTCATTAAAATATCAAAAATACAAAAATAGATTATATTTAATAGATGGAAATATGCGTGTACTTAATACAGGTATAACTTGTAAACAAGAATTTATGCAAAGTTCCATTATATTCAATGGTGAATATTTACGTTATGGTATTTCAGATAAAGCTGCAACCAAACCAGTTATTAATATGTATGGTATTTTTGATACATATATTTATGGTGATAAAGATACACGTTCTTTAAAATTAATATCTGAAATGGATGAAAAAACAAGATTATCATTTGCACATAGATTCCTCGAAAAGAATGTATTTGAAAGTAATGAGACAGGTATGGAAATTTTTGTAAAAAAGTTTTATATAGCAAATGAGTCAACAAGTATATTCGAACATACTGGAGTAATTTGGAATAAATATAAATCAGGTTTCAGTAATTATAAACTTGATGGTACTATTTATACACCAAGAGATGCTCCAGTTGGATATAAGTTTGATAATCCAAATTATGATACAAACTTTAAAAATTCAACTTGGAGAATGAATTTGAAATGGAAACCAAAAGAAGATAATTCAATTGATTTCTTAATTCGTTTTGAGAAAGATACGGTAGCATCATATGGTAATCGTAAGATTGAAAACGATAAGGTTATATCCTTGTTATTTTTAGAAGATTCCATACAACAAAGTCGTAAGTTTAAGGTTGGTAACTTATTTGTAGGAGGAAGGGATGTAATTCGTCCACCACCTTGTACCAATCAACAACCAAGAGAATCAGGTCCATACAAACCATTGCCTTTTAAACCGAAACATCCTTTTGATGATGAAGTATCTTATGGATATTTTCCAATTAAATCAATAAATAATAAACCAATTGTTTATGATTTAGAAGATGAACCGGTATTAGATAATACAATTGTTGAATGTTCATATACAGGATTTGAACCAGGAAATACAGATTTTGAAAAGAATAAGAATTTAAGATGGAAAATATTACGTACAAGACACGATAAAACATTTTCATATAGAAATAACATATCTAGACAAAAGAAAATATTTACAAAGATACAAAGATGTATACAATTAAGTAAAATGAAACACAACCCAACTGGAAAACAATTAGAATTGTTCGATGAAGCTATGAAATATTTAAGAGATATTCCACAAATAAGAAACAGCAAATCAACATTATCAAATTACGAAAAGATAAAAGCTTTTGCAAATGATATAGAAAAACAAATAACAAAGTACGAAGATATCAATATAAATAAATTAAAAATTGGTAATAACGTACAGATTGCAGAAAATATTTGGAGCTCAATACATAATCCAGTTACCGAAGAAATTATTACAACAGGTAATGGAATTCCAACAATTCCAGAAGAGGAAGAAAAATATTATTCAAAAGCAGTTTCTGAACAAAGAGAGAAATCAATTACAATATCTTTACAAGAATTTCATAATAAATATATTAAAAATAGATTATTAATTGAAAACGTAACAACATATTTAAGAGATATTGGAACCCAAGAAATAGCTTTATTAGATTTAGCTTGTGGAAAGGGTGGTGATATACCTAAATGGAGAGATAACTCAATTGATATTTGTGTTGGTATAGATAAATTTAAAAACAATATCTATGATGAAAATGATGGTGCTTGTGAAAGATTAAATTATTATAAATCATTAAGTCAATATAAAGGTTCATTACCAAAAACATATTTTATGGTAGGTGATTTAACCAAATTAATTGATGATGAATCAGCATTTTCAGATATAAATTCTAAATTATTGTATAAGAAATTATGGTATCCAGATAATGATACTGGAACTAATTTTAAAGATAGACAATTTGATATAATTTCAATAATGTTTGCATTACACTATTTTATGAGAGATAAAACATCTTTTAATAATTTATTAGCAAATATTGATAAAAATCTTAAAAAAGGTGGCTTTTTAATAGGTGCATGTTTTGATGGTATGAAATTATTTAATATGTTAAAAGATAATCCATATAATAGTTCCAAAGAAATCAATTTATCTGGTTCAAATATATTAAAAATAATAAAGAAATATGTTGTAGAAGATAACCAATTAAGAGATGATGAAACATCTTTAGGTTTAGGTATTGATGTCTTAATTTATTCAATCAATAAACTTGAACAAGAATTCTTGGTTAATTTTAATTACTTAGTAAAAGAATTAGAGAAATTAGGTATAAAATTATTAAAACCAGATGAATTAAGTAAAATGAGATTACCAAAAACAACTGGTAATTCATATGGTAGTTTTGAAGATGTTTTCACAATGTTACAAAAGAATGCATATACACCATTAGAAGAATCCATTGTTAAAAACTTAAAAGAAGAAGAGAAGAAAGTATCATTTTTAAATAATTATTTCATATTTAGAAAACAAACAGAATCAGAAGCATTAACAAATAGAATAGTATCAATCATAAAGATGAAATTACAATCTAAATTAGATGTAATCAATTGGGTATTAAATAAAAATTGGTCTGAATTAAGAAAATTAATCAGAAATGAAATAGGTGATTTTGATGATATATCATGGGATAATGCATTAGAGGTTATTAAATTTGAAATTGATAACCAAATAATAGTATTAGACAAACCAAAGAAAAAGATTGTTATTAAAAAAGATATGAAAGAAAAAATAGAAAATATTGAAATCGAAGATGTAAAAGCAATCAAACCAATTGATACGAATGAAACTAAAAAAGAAAAAGAAAGAGATATTGAAAGTGATATATCAAGTACAATATCTGAAAAATCTGTTAAAATATTAAAAATAAAAGGAAAGAAAGTTACAGTTTCTCAAAGAAAGAAATTCAATGAAATATATCCAGAAATTAGAAAGATTTTAGATGAGAAAGGTTATTTAAATCCAAATATAACAGGTATACCACAAAAGTATATTAATATTATTAATAAATTATTGGATAGTTTTTCCAATGAAGCATATTGGGAAGATGATGATATAGGTAAAAAATTAAAAGAACTTAAAGTCTTATCAGATAGATTTACTAAATAAATAATAAATAATTGATAATTACCAATATAATAATTATATTTTTTTATAATTAATTTATTGTTTAAAGTTTTGTTGCTAATTAATTAAGTAGATATGGAGTTAATACAAAAAAATATAATAAAATTAAATTCATTAGATTCTGATATAGAACTTCAATATAATTTAGAGTTTGAAGACTCGTACGATAATAGTTTTATTTTTAATCAAGAACTATATGAGATATCAGATAAATATAAAAGAATGATAGATAACGTAAAGAATCCAAGAATTTGGGATTTTTATAAGAAACTATCAAATGAATGTGAATTATTACATTTTACATTAAAAAACAAAACACAAAATGTAGGTGTTGCCAATTATGACCCAATAAGTCGTGCATTTTTTAAGATGTGGGAGATATGTGTTGATTTTAAATTATTAGATAGTAGTTCAAACAAGATAATATATAGTGCATTGGCCGAGGGTCCAGGTGGTTTTATAGAATGTTTTAATTATTATAGACGAAAATATAAACCAGAAACAGAATTATATAATGATGTTATAAAATGTATTAGTTTACGTACAACCAATAATGTACCAGGTTGGAAGAAATCAAATAGAATAATTAATGAATGTTTAAATTGTGAGATATCATATGGGGCAGATAATACAGGTGACCTATATAAAAAAGAAAATATTATAGAATATGCAAAGCTGTTCGATGAACAAAAAGCGGATTTGGCATCGGGAGATGGTGGATTTGATTTTAGCGATGATTACGCTAATCAAGAGGTGAATGCATTCCAATTAATATTTTGTGAATTAGTTGCCGGTATGTTAACACTTCGAATAGGTGGTAACTTTGTTGTAAAAGTATTTGATATTTTTAATTATTGCAGTATCGATATGTTATATATAATGTGTAAACATTTCAATGAAGTCATAATTACAAAACCACATTCATCAAGAACTGCAAATTCTGAAAAGTATATAGTATGTAAAGGTTTTAAAGGTATTACCGAAGATGAAAAAGATAATTTATTAAATATTGTAGAAGAGATTAATATATTAATATACCAGAAAAAGGTGATAAAAAGATTATTAAAAAATGAGATACCAACTGAGTTTTTAGATGTAATAACATCGTGTAATTTACATTTTTTATCAAAACAAATAAAGGGTATATTAAAAATATTAGCAATCATTGAAGATAAATTATCTAATGATACTATCAATGAAATAAAGAAAGAACAAGCTGTGTATGCGACTGCGTGGTGTGAAAAATATGATTTTCCTATAAATCTTAGATGTAGATATTTAAGAGACGAGAATCCATATAACTTTATACCCAATTTTTAGAATAAATGCGAATAAAAATTTATACTAATATGTAATATTTATTAGAATGAATTTTTTTGAAAACTTAAAAGGTTATACTAAATTAGATAATTATGAAAATAAGGATTATATAAACACTTTTGATACGATGGAAGACATTGTAAATTATTTAGATTATAATTATTCCAATAATCTACCGAGTTTTATAAATAAGAAAATAGATATACAAAATGAAAATAATAAGTTTGGCATATATGTATCGTATAATAATCATTTATCATATATAAGTTATGACCTATTCTTTTTAATAAACAATGAATTAAATAAAAAAATCAAAAAATTTAATTTCAAATTGTTTAACACTTTTTTTAATTTATATTTTATAAAATTTTATTTTACAAACAAAGACAATTATAACAAAGACAGTAAATATTATTTAATAAATAATAGTAATGCGATATTCGGTATATATCATACATTTAACGATAAATTAACGAATACAGTTAGTAATTTATATTATTCAACAAATCTGGGTATTTTTATATTAAAAGGAGTGCTAGATAAGAACGAATACTTATATGGAAAGTTATTTAAATATATAGAGTATGACAAACTGAATCACCTATTAGTGTATGATGATATAAAACAAAATTGCCCACTAACTTTCTATCAAATAAAGGGTAATAAATATGGTATAAAGAAATTAATTAAATATTTACCATCTCTTATAAATAAAATAGATATAGGTAAGGATGTATATAAACCGGTTTCCAATAAAAATATAGATTATTTTAATGAAAGTATAAAAATAATCTATATT